CCAAGCGCCTTGGGGCGCGCTTGGGGCGCACGCGACCGGTAGCCCCGAGCAATTACGGTACGGTTGCGGCCGATGGATTTGACGGTGGTGAGGGATAAAGTTGGTGATGTTGACGGGCTGGCCGGTCTGTTTTTTACAGCTGCCGAGGTTGAGCAGAAGATGCCGCAGGCATTAAACAAGCGCATTCGATCGGCGTGGCCTGAGACAGCGCCGGATCCCAATTTGTCATATGGATATAATGAGACGGAAGTGCGGCGCGGTGCCGCGACATCCGCGGAAGTAGATTTGTATGACGTTGCGCTGGAGTTGTCTTTAATGTTTGAGGAGGGTGAGGCGAAGCTGGTGTGGCTTGCCGCACATAGCCAGGTGAGGCGTGAGCGTGGTGTTGCGTGGCGGCGCATTGCGCGGTTGATGGGTATGCATCCCGCGACCGCAAAGCGTAGGTTTGAACGGGCAATATTGGGACTATGGTTTAAGCTACAGGATCCTGTGTCGACGAAGAGGGCTATTTGAGGTAGTTTTTTTCTACAATTTGCAGGCAAATTGCTTAGGCCACCTTTTGGGGTGGCTTTTTTATTTGGGAAGACGTGGATGACGCTGAAGAAGCGCAAGAAACCTAGAGTATCGAGCCAGCATTTCGATGAGATCTGCCAGCGGATAGCTGAGGGCGAGGGACTGAAGCCGATGTGTGAGGCTACGGATCATTTGCCAAGCTGGCGCACGGTCCTGCGTTTCGTGCGTGAGGATGAAGAGGCATACGATCGCTATCGTGAGTCGAGGCAGATACAGGCTGAGACAATGCGCGATCAGATCATTAAGCTGGTTGAGACACCGTTGCCAACTGATCCCAAGCTGGCAATGGCTGAGGTTCAGCGTCGCAGGCTTGAGGTAGATGCGAAGGATAAGCACATCAGGCAGATGCAGCCCAGTGGTGTGCGTGACAAGCAGGAAGACGCTGGAAACGCTGGCGAGATAACCATCAAGTGGGGCGGTGGCGTCGACGTGTTGGATGCTAAAGAACCGATTTTATTAGAGCAGTCCTGACACCAGTCGCGCGCGCGAGGCTCGATGTTGTTGCTAATAATAATCATTCTCACTTGGAAATATCTATCGTTTAGGCACGTATCCTAAATTAATTGCAATGATATCAATACTTTATTGCTGTTATCGCCAATCTATTGCCAAAGGGACCAATAATTTGTTCCGGGTTTTGGGAAAGAGGCACCCCCTCCCCCCCAAAGTCCACCCGCATCTTCACTAGACGATAATACAATCACAAATGAGGCTCTGGCTGTCAGCCAGTGAGCGCCAATGTCACTATATGCAAATATCAATAAGCGGAAAAAAGCAGGCACCAGCCGCCCGAAAAGCAAAAGCACCATCAGCGCGAAGTCCTACAGCGCGATGAAAAAGGGCTTTCCGAAAAAGAAAAAGTCGGTAATGGGCCGAGGGTAATGGCCCGAAACTACGCAAACGAATACGCGACGTATCATAGTAAACCAAAACAGAAAAAAAACCGTGCCAGCCGCAACGCCGCCCGTCGATCGCTAATGAAACGCGGCAGGGTGAAAAGGGGCGACGGCAAAGACATAGACCACAAGAACGGCAATCCGCAAGACAACCGCTCCTCGAATTTGAGTGTTATGTCACGTAGCCGCAACAGATCGAAAAAATAGCTCTCTGGCGCAATTTTTGTCCTTTTGTGCGACGGAGGGCCGCGCCGCGTGGCTTTATCTCTTTCCCACGCGGCGCACTTATTCGGAGGTTAGATGCAGCAATATAGCGCCTACTGCGTTCCACTAAACAACGGCGGTTTTGGTATGTGCGTTTTCATGGAACCATTCGCCTCGGTGGAAGAGGCGCAAGCATTTCTGAAAATATTATTTGAGGAAGACTACGCGCTGCACGTCGAAAGAAACCGCACGGTGCATTGATGCAAACAATTGAAATTGAGTATACGCCGCGGCCGCTACAGCGCGAACTGCACAAAATGCTCGACGAAAACCGCTTTAACGTCCTCGTAATGCATCGACGGTTCGGCAAAACGGTGTGCGCTATAAACCATCTAATCAAACGCGCTATTGAGGAAAAGAAACCAAAACCCCGGCTGCATTACGTCAGCCCCACATACAGACAGTCCAAATTGGTAGCATGGGACTACCTGCGCAGCTTTACCGCCGGCATACCCGGCACGAAATACCACGAAACAGAGTTGCGGTGCGATTTACCGAACGGAGCAAGAATAACACTGCTTGGGGCAGAAAACCCTGCATCATTGAGAGGCATATATAGTGATATGGCCGTCATGGACGAGGTGGCGTCCATGCCGGAAAGCATATTTCCAGAAATTATAAGACCGGCGCTTTCCGATAGAAAAGGATCCGCCTGCTTTATTTCGACACCCCAGGGACACAATTATTTTTATGACCTTTGGGAAGCGGCCGCCACGACACCGGGATGGGCGCGCAAGATGTACAAGGCGTCGGAAACCAGGCTACTGGATGACGACGAACTGGCCGCCGCCAAGGCGACCATGACGGAAGACCAATATAATCAGGAATTTGAGTGCAGCTGGGTAGCTAACGTCCCCGGCTCCGTATTTGGCAAGGAATTACAGGAAGCGGATGACAAGCAAAGAATTACCAGTGTCCCATATGACCCAAGGTTTAAGGTTGATACGTTCTGGGATCTGGGAATGCACGACTACACCGCGATCCTATTTGCGCAATCTGTGGGCCGCGGTGAAATCCACATCATTGATGCTTATCAAAACCGTGGTGAGGGTTTGCCGCACTACGCCCGTGTATTGCAAGAACGCGGTTATCTCTACGGCACGCACTATGGGCCGCACGATCTGGAAGTCCGTGAAGTGGGCAGCGGCAAAAGTCGCAGGGAAATGGCATACGACCTGGGCCTCAATTTCCGCGTGTTGCCGAGGTTGCCTGTTGAAGATGGCATCCATGCTGCGCGGTTACTAATCCCACGACTATGGTTTGACCGCGACAACTGTCGCGATGCCCTGGAAGCGCTTCGGCACTACCACCGCGCCTATAACGAAAGAACGCGGACGTTCCGCGACCAACCCGTCCACGATTGGTCGTCACATTTTGCAGACGCCCTGAGATACATGGCGATCGGTCTTGAAACGCGCAGTGAAGACGCAATTCCGCCGCAACAGTTTGCGGACAACAACTACAACCCATTTGGAAATGTAGCAGCATGAGTTTTTTATTCCCAAAGGTAAGCGTTCCACCGCCACCTCCAATCCCGCCCGTTCCACCACCGCCGGCAATTTTGGCGCCGGACACAACCGTTGAGACAAAAGTCCGGCAGGATATGAAACGCCGGAAGGGAAGAAAGGCAACAATCGCCACGAGCGGAACGGGATTAACCACTGAAGCAGAGGTATCAAAAGCCTCATTGTTAGGATCATCAGAATGAGCAGAGTTGTACAACGGATTTTTAGCCCACCGCCTCCTCCACCGCCGCCGCCTGTAAAGCCGGAACCGGTAGTTCAGGCGCCAACAGTCACCCCCAATACCGTCGTTAAAGTCGGTGAAACCGAGCAAGATAAGCGATTGAAAAAAGTAAGAACGGGCGCCGGCAGAGGCGCTCGACTAAGTGGCTCTGTTCTAGGCTCGGCACCGACTACTTCTAAAACCTTATTGGGCAGCTAAATGGCAAGTGACGATCGCGCCGCCGTCCTGCTAAAGCGCCTGGACAAGCTGGCAGAACAACGCAGCACATGGGAACACCATTGGCAGCAGATAGCGGAATACATTGTTCCTCGAAAAGCTGACGTGACAAAGTCCCGTAGCGCCGGCGACAAGCGCATGGAGCTTATCTACGACGGCACCGCTATCCATGCCGCTGAAATGTTAAGTGCGTCCCTGCACGGGATGCTGACCAACCCCAGCATGGCTTGGTTCGACCTCGCGTTTGTTGAAGAAGAACTCAACACGGACGATGAGGCCAAGGAATATCTGGAAAGCGTGACGCAAATTATGCAGCGCGAGTTTCAGCGCTCAAACCACGCCGAACAGGTACATGAGCTTTATCACGATCTCATCACTTTCGGCACTGGCGTTATGTATATCGAAAACGCGCCCGAAGGCGGTGTGCGTTTTGCTACCCGTCACATATCAGAATGTTACCTAGCGGAAGATGAATATGGACGCGTGGATACGGTTTTTCGCAAGTTTAAACTTAGCCTACGTGCCGCCGCGATCCAGTTTGGGGAAGACGCGCTTGGCGATAAACTGGTGCGCAAACTTGAGCGCAATCCTTATGAGGAAGTTACGTTCGTTCACGTCGTTATGCCGCGGGATGAGAGGGACGCGCAGAAAATAGACAGCGGCAATAAGCCGTTTGCTTCCATCTACATTGAGCCAACACAAAAGATAATTATCCGCGAGGGCGGCTTTGACGAGTTTCCATACGTTTGCCCACGCTTTCTAAAGGCGAGCTTTGAGCAAGGCTACGGTCGATCGCCGGCAATGACGGCATTGCCCGACACCATGATGATCAACGCGATGTCGAAGGTGACAATCACCGCGGCACAGAAACAGGTCGATCCGCCTTTAATGGTGCCGGATGACGGGTTCATGCTGCCTATCAAAACCAAGCCTGCTGGTCTCAACTTTTACCGCAGCGGCACCCGTGACCGCATCGAGCCATTGCAGATTGGCGCCAATAATCCCCTTGGCCTTAATCTGGAAGAGCAGCGACGGCAGGCAATTCGATCGGCGTTTTACGTCGACCAGCTGGTGCTGGGTGCTGGCCCGCAAATGACCGCGACGGAAGTCGTGCAAAGAACTGAAGAAAAAATGAGGCTGCTTGGCCCCGTGCTTGGGCGCCTGCAAGCTGAATTGCTCCAACCCATGATTGAGCGCGTTTTTGCGCTGCTTATCCGGCAAGGCAAAATACCGGAAGCACCTGAGACAATAGAGCAAGAAAGCCTCGACATTGAATACGTCAGTCCGCTGGCGAAGGCACAGAAACAATCCGACGTGCAGGGCATTATGCGGTTGTTTGAACTGCTTAGTCCTCTTGCTGGCATTGACCCCGGTGTATTTGACCACCTCGATACCGATGGCCTTGTTCGCTACATGCTCCGCACGCTTTCCATCCCGGCCAGCGTCACAAAGGGCGAAGGCGAAATAGCACGCGATCGCCAGGTACGGCAGGAGCAACAGGCACAGCAGCAGGAATTGAACGAAGCAACGCAGACCGCTGAAGCGCTTGGATCCGTGGCACCGGCAATCAAGGTGCTGCAAGGCGGTGGTCAATGATTGAGGAACTGCGCGAAGACGCAAAACACATATTTAATACAAACGAAGGGGAGCGGCTGCTTGAAGATATGAAGCACCGCTATGGATTTTACACCCCGACCTTTCGCGGCGATCACTGCGAAAGTGCCTACGCAGAGGGACAGAGGTCTGTCGTTCTGTTCATCCTGTCGCTCCTGAGCGACCGCAAACCAATAGAAGGAGAAGTAGATAGTGGCTGAAGAAGAACAGGTAGCGGAGGTCTCCGAACCGGAGGTAGCCCCGTCTGACGACTGGAAAGCTGTAATTGATGATGAAGGGCTACGGGGCAACAAGGCGCTAGAGCCAATACAGTCCGTAGAAAACTTGGCGAAGGCATATGTAAACGCCTCGTCCATGATCGGACGCGACAAAATTCCATTGCCTGGCGAACATTCCAGCGCTGAAGATTGGGGCGAAGTTTACGACCGTCTCGGCCGGCCGGAAAGCGGTGAAGCCTACACTCTTGAAGCTGGAGAGGAGCCTGACGAAAACTTGTTGGGCTGGTTTAGAAACACCGCGCATGACATCGGACTAAACAACGATCAGGCGCAAAAATTGTTGGCCTCGTATAACGAGCTAACTGCAAGTCAGGAAGAAGAGGCGCCGGATCTTGAGGGCATACGCGCACAGGTCACGGCTGATTTGCGCAAGGAATATGGAAACGCCTATGACGACCGCATGTCGCTGGCGAACGGTATGTTGTCCAAGCTGGGCAATGAAGAATTAACCGAAATACAGCTGTCAGACGGCACGCTGTTAGGTGACCACCCGGAATTTATAAAATCGATGGTGGGCATTGGTGAATATATAAGAGACAAGGTCAGCGAAGATGACTTCGCCGGCTTTGAGAAATCTAACACGGCGATGACGCCATCCGAGGCGCAAGACAAGCTGCGCGAGATTGAGGCACCTAACGGGCCTTTGTTTGATGGCAAGCATCCGCAGCACGATTTCTTCGTGCAGGAACGCAATCGCCTTTATGAGCATATCTACGGAACCGATGCGGTTGCGTAGTGCAAGGTAGCCGAAAGGTCTTGCCGCAAACCTGTAAGTCAGGTCGACCATCAGTCGTTAAGTGAAGGTTACGTCCGCAAGGGAAGCGTGCCGAGAAATTTTTTTCAACCACAACTGTAGGAGGATCTTGTGTCCACACAAGTCACCACAGCGTTTGTTCAGCAGTTTAGCTCAAATATCGCTTTACTCGCTCAACAGCGCGGAAGTGTCCTTCGCGGTGCGGTTCGTGAAGAGTCTGTCACGGGCGAAAAAGCGTTTTTCGACCAAGTAGGCTCCGTTAGCTGTTAGCGGCCTAATGCAGTGATGCGTTAGTGAAAACTCTGTGAACTCAGGGGAACTCTCTAGTAGACAATCCTGATCCAAGCCCAGAAATGGGAAGGTGCAACGATCATCCCGAAAGGGAGTAGGCTGGAAGCCCAGCCGAAGCGCAGAGCGTCCCCAGTGGACGGTGATATGATCTGACCTATGTGGCGACACATAGCAGCGAAAGCGGTTTCAGTTTAGCGAACTGAAGCGAACATAAGTGAGCGGCTGTAAAGCGGACGACAAGACACGGGGATACACCACTGGTAAAAATTTCTGCCTAGTTAGTGTGAAAGCACTTTCTGAAAACTCATCAAATTCGGTGAAACCTGTAAAATGGCAATACCGAGCGAAGCCCTTCGGGGAACGTGTAGAGACTAGACGGTGAGGGCCGTAACGCTTTGGGCGACGGTCAAGGTATAGTCCAGACCACAAACGTGAAAACGGCAGTGAAAGCTGTAGTTGGTACGGGAAACCCCACATTCCAGACGTATGGTTACTTTAGAAACATACGAATGGGCCGACCTGATTGACGACGCCGACAAAGTAAAAATGTTGGCTGATCCGACATCAACTTATGCTCAGGCAGCTGCCGCGGCTATCAATAGATCCATCGATGATGAGATTATTGCAGCCGCGACAGGTACGTCTAAAACCGGCAAAGCTGGCTCGACCAGCACCTCAATGCTTGCTGCGAATACGATCGCACATGGCAGCGCGGATATGACGGTTGCCAAGCTCCTGAGTGCCAAGGAAGTCATGGACTCGGCGGATATCGATCCGAGCATTCCGCGACACATTGTTGTAGCGCCTGCTCAGATTTCAGCTTTGCTGAATACGACTGAAGTCAAAAGTTCAGATTTCAATACCGTGAAAGCCTTAGCTCGCGGTGAGCTTGATTCCTATCTTGGCTTCAAGTTCCACGTAAGCAATCGCCTCGCGGTAGCATCCAACATCCGAACCTGTTTTGCATGGGCTGAGGATGGAATCCTACTTGCTGTTGGGAAAGACACGACCGCCAAAATTGATGAGCGTTCGGACAAGTCTTACTCCACACAGGTATTTTATTGCGCCACCGTAGGGTCGACTAGGATGGAAGAATCCAAGGTCGTTTCTATCGGCTGCGATGAATCTGCATAGGAGGGCTGATTAATGGGTACTGCTAACTCAACACTGGTCAGCAACTTTGAAGCTGATCCATCAGTGCTTAACGATGTTGCCAATCTACATGGCGTGATGCGTGTAGCTCAGGGAACCATCGTTGTTGCAGCCGGAGACTCAGATGACGATGACATCTTGATGCTCTCTCCGGTGCCATCAAACGCAACTGTTCCGCACATTTTTGTCGGTTCAGATACGTTGGGTGGTTCTAACACCTTTAACGTCGGTATTTACACTACCGCTGGCGTTGTTGTGGACGAAGACGCTTTCGCCACGGCAGTCGCTGACGCTGGTGCAATGGCCGACGTTCGTCACGAAGCATCCAACATCAACACTGTTGGTAAAAAGATGTGGGAACTTGCCGGCGCTACAAGCGATCCTGGCGGCTATTACTACATAGCCATCACGATGTCAGCTGCTGGCGGCACTGAAGGCGATTTGTCCTTCATTATCCACTACGTCGTTTCGTAGACGATAACGATTAGGGGCGGCTTCGGCCGCCCCTTTTTTTACAAGGATCGTCATGGCCTCAGAAGTTGATATTTGCAACAGCGCGTTAAACGCGATTGGTGCATCCAACATTATTTCGCTGACCGAAGACAGCCGCAGCGGCCGTCTGTGCAATCAGCGCTATACGTTTGTCCGCGACTCTGTTTTTCGCGCCCATCCGTGGAACTGCTTGATTAAACGGGTGGAGCTTGCACAGGATACCGACGCGCCCAGCTGGGAATACGCCTACAGCTACCAGCTGCCGGCCGACCCGTATTGTCTTCGCGTTTTAGAAGTCGAAGGCGAAGACCTTGGCATCCAATACGTCATTGAAGGACGCAAAATTTTAACGGACGAAGGCACGGTCAAAATTCGCTACATTGCCCGTGTAACTGATCCAACCGAATACGATGCAGGGCTAATAGAAACAATATCAGCAGCGCTTGCCGCTGACCTCGCCTACCCGATCGCTAACTCAAATGGCCTTACGCAAAGTATGTACAGCATCTACCAGGCCAAACTTTCAGAGGCCAGATTTGTAGACGCAACCGAAGGGACACCCGACGAAATTATAGCCACCGACTTTATTAACGCGAGGCGGTAATGGCGCGCCTCAGCTATCCGTTTACAAACTTTACTGCTGGAGAACTTAGCCCACGCCTTGATGGCCGAGTTGATTTGAGCAAATTTAAAAATGGATGCTCGACTTTAGAAAATTTTCTTATCCACGCTCACGGCGGCGCAACCCGTCGACCGGGTAGCTACTACGTTGCCGAGGTTAAAACCAGCGCGGCAAAAACAAGGCTATTCAGTTTCGAGTTTTCGAGCGAACAGACTTACATAATTGAAGCGGGAAACGAGTATTTCCGGTTCTACAAAGACGATGGACAAATAACATCAGGCGGAGGCGCTTACGAAATTTCGACGCCCTACGTCACCGCTGACCTGTTTGAGCTTAAAATGGCACAGAGCGCGGACACGATGTTTATCGTTCATCCGTCGTATGCGCCGCGGAAGCTGACAAGAACCGGACACACAGCGTGGACGCTGACAGAAATCGGTTTTGAATTTGGCCCGTTCCAAGACGTAAACACAACAACAACGACGCTGACATCAAACGCGCGCACCGGCAGTGCGACTATCACGGCATCAGCTGATCTTTTTGCCAGCACCGATGTCGGCCGGTTGATTAAACTCTACAACGGTTTTTTAAAAATAACCGGGTACACAAACCCGACAACGGTTACCGCCGCCGTGCAACCCAACCTTGCCGGCGACTCTGAGATACTGCCAAGCTATGCCGCATCAACAATCAGTTTTGTAGAAGGAGATCCAAGCGCAACTGGTGCAAGCCACAATGACAGGATTGTGGATACAGGCAAAAATTTTGTTGAGCAGGGCTTTAAGGTTAACCAGACAATCACGGTTAGTGGAACGTCGAGCAACAACGGTGACTACCTTATTGTTGATGTTACAGACGACACGATTCTTGTCAGCCCATCGGATGATCTAGCGGCAGAGAGTGCCGGCAGCAGCTTTACGCTGGCCGGTAAACTTGAAGCAACCGACGAATGGTCTCTGGGTGCATTTTCAACGACCACCGGCTTTCCTGGCGCAATTTGTTTCTTTGAGGAACGCCTCGTATTTGCCGGCACAACGGCCCAACCGCAAACGGTATTCTTTTCAGAATCGAACGGCTTTGAGCAATTCAACACCGGAGCCGAAGACGCCGACGCAATGATTTATACGATCGCGTCTAACCAGGTAAATATTATACGTTACCTCGCGCCCGGTCGCGCGCTGGTCATTGGTACAAGTGGTGGCGAGTTTGTTGCCTCGTCTGGCACAACGGCTGATCCGATATCGCCAACGAATATACAAATTAAAAGACAGACAAGGTACGGGACTGCAAACGTCGATCCGGTTGCTACCGGAAACGTGGTGCTGTTTCTGCAACGCGCCAAGCGCAAGATCCGTGAGCTTGTCTATAACTTTGATGTTGACGGTTACATTGCACCAGACATGACTTTGCTGGCCGAGCATGTGAGCGAGGGCGGCTTTACGCAACTGGATGTGCAGCAAGAGCCGGATAACGTCATTTGGGCTGTGCGCGCAGACGGCCAGCTGTGCGGCCTGACATATAGACGAGAGGAAGACGTGGTCGCGTGGCACCGACACGTAATTGGTGGGCAGGCTGGTAGCTGCACGGTAACCGTTTCAGATTATTCCAACATCGCCACAGGAACACGTTTGGTGCTGACAAAGTCAAACGGCGAGCAAGTGACATTTACTTGCCAAGGCGCCGGCGCAAGCACACCGGACACCAATAAATTCTTTCATAATGAAAGCAACGACACGACTGCCGATAATATCTACACGGCGATAAATGCTCACGCCGATTTTACGGTGGCGAACCCGGCAGCGGCTGTGGTGACCATCAACGAAACCAGCCCAAGTAGCACAGGGTTTTTGACAATAACGAGCGAGGACGAAACGCGGCTTGCGGTCACATCGGAAACGCAAGCCGTTGTAGAAAGTGTTGCTGTAATTCCGGGCGACCTGGACGAAGATCAGGTCTGGATTATCGTGCAGCGAAAAATTAACGGAGCAACCAAACGCTTTGTTGAGTATCTCAAGCCAAGTGATTTTGGTGACGATACTAACAACGCCTTTTTTGTCGATAGCGGATTAACCTATAGCGGGGCGGCGGCAACCAGTATTAGCGGCCTGAGCCATCTTGAAGGCGAAGTCGTGACAATTCTGGCAGACGGTGCAGCACACGCTGATAAGACCGTTGCATCAGGGGCCATCACGTTAGACCGATCGGCAAAAAAAGTGCATGTGGGCCTTGGATATAATTCAACGCTGAAAACAATGCGTATAGAGGGCGGCAGTCTTGACGGAACAAGTCAGGGCAAAGTCAAACGCATTCACGATGTTACGGTTCGACTATACCGCTCTGTCGGTCTTAAAGTCGGCCCAAGTTCGTCTGTTAACGATCTTATACCATTTCGATCGAGCGCTGATGAAATGGATCAACCGTTGCCTTTATACACGGGCGATAAAACAATCGAGTTTGGGAACGGCTACGACACGGATGGGTTTGTAACCATCAGGCAAGAACAACCCCTTCCACTAACTATCATCGGTATCTACGCGAGGCTTGAAGTCTTTGACCGTTGAGCTTGTTCCATTCAAAGCAACACATGCTGAAGAAATACTTGCAGGCGATCAGATAGAGCAGTGGTCAATGCACAGTGACCGGTTAGCAAGTGTCGAAAGTTACACACTTTTACATGATGGCAACCCTGCAATTTCTACAGGCGTCATAGAGTTATGGCCCGGCGTTGGCGAAGCCTGGATGCTTTCAAACGATATTTTGCAAGCACATCCGTTGGCTATGTCGCGCGCGGTCAAACGATCGCTGTTTTGGCACATTGAAAAAAAGGGTTATTGGCGCGTCCAGGCTAATGTCCGAGTTGGCTGGCCGCAGGCTGAAAAATTTGCCGAGTTTGTCGGCATGAAGAGGGAAGGTTTAATGCCAAAATTTGGGCAGCAACAAGAAGATCACTATCGCTATGCGTGGGTAAAATAATGGCGGCAACGTATCTTGCAGCGGGAACAGCGATAGCTGGCGGTTTTATGTCGGCAGCTGGTGCCGGCAAATCTGCAAAAGCTCAAAGGGCAGCGGCAGAGTTTAACGCGCGCATGATGGAGCGCGATGCGAAAGTTGCCGAGCAGGAAGCTGAACGGCAACTATTTATGAACGACCGCGATAATCTGCGCTTTAGCAGGATCGCAACCGATTTTGTAAAAAATCAGCAGGCATATTACAGCGGTTCGGGCGTAGTCAGTGGACAGGATTCAGCGCTGGTTGTCGCCCTCGAAAGCGCAAACAATGCCGACGAGCAAATTAGAAACCAGACCTACGATAGTGAAGTTGCGGCCCTTGCGCTGAGAGAGCAGGCAGTGGGCCGTAAATTGCAAGCCGGCCTGACTAGAATGGAAGGGGCAGCAAAAGCACGCGCAACGCGCATACAGGGGATGGCTAGCTTGTTGGGCAGTGCATCCAAAGCGGCAGGCTTCTTCGTATGAAAATTCCGACAATATCTACAGTTGACAAGGGGCTAACGCGCAAGACGGGCGCGCAACCGATGAATGTCCGATTAAGCGGTGATGCAATGGCGGCACCTGGACGGGCGGTTGCGCAGCTTGGTCAAACTGTTACCAACGCCGGGTTAAATTGGCTCGATAAAGAATTAAAAATGCGTCGCGCAACCGAAGTTGCTGCCGCCAAAAAACATATAACCAAAAAAGCAGAGGAAGCTGCTTTTAGTTTGAGAGCGGTGCCGGATGCCACAAAAGCAAACGCCCTTTTTCAAAGTATGATGAAAAAAGAAATGCAGCTGATTAACGCGGGAGGTGTTGACGGTTTAACTTTGAGTGATCGAGTTGCGAAACGGTCCTTTGGCGCAGAGTCCGCAACAATCATTTCAAACACTGGTCTCAAACTTCGCCAGGGTGCGCGAAAGTTGCAGGCAGCAGAATTTGTCTCAACGACACTGCGCAACGCTGATAACATAGTTGATCGGCTTTCCAGTGCGACAAACCCAATGGATCGAAAGACGCTTACCGGTGAGCTAACTAAAAGTTTTCAACTTTTAAAAAATATTGGCCACATCGACGCCAAGCAACAATACAAATATGAAAAGCAATATTTAAACAGGGCAGATGTTTTACAGGTTGAGAAAAATTTAAATTTTGCGGTGCAGACTAAAAATGAAGACGCCGCATTACAAGTTTTGCAAAACATTCAAGACCGTAAAAAGTACCCACATTTAACAGCACAATCGCGGCAAGATCTGGTGGAGCGTGCGACGGGCATTGTTAATTCGATTGAGCGAACAAACAATTCTGACGAGGTAAGAACACAAGCCAATAACAAGCGGATCAGGATAGAAAAAGAAAATTCAACATTTGCGGAAACGGCAAGCGCGATTAATAAAATGAACCTTGCCAATTCGCAGCCAGCAACAGCGGATAACGCCGAAGCAACGCCGCAAATAAATGTGCAGCAAGTTAATGACCTACTTGCTGACAACGAAATTAGATTTGAGCAGCATCAGCGCTTGATTGCGCTGTTAAACCAGAGCGGAAATCCAGCCGTTACAGATGGCCTGTATTTAAACGCAATTCGCAAAGAAATGCGCGCCGTCGCCAACGATGATGCTGGAGACAAACGCAAACGCCTTAACGATATTGCCGCAAAAGCCGCCAAACAAATCGGGCTGAAAATATCGCAAGACGATTATCTGCGTGTTGAGAACCGAATACCTCAACTGTTGGCACAAACGCCCGAAGCCCGACAAGCAAACATTTATTCCAAGGTTATTGCGCAGTTTGCTGATGCAAACGACATACTTTCAAAAATCTTGCCGGGTGCCAAACAAAAGGCTGCGCTGATCGAAGCCCAATTTGAAGCGATGGTCGAGGACGGCATGTTGCCGCGCGAGGCGTTCAACATTGCAATAACTTCGCTGGTGGAAAACGAAAAAGTGAATTTGCGCCAGATACCCAAATTTTTGAACGGTACGAACAAAAAGCCGTTTGAGCAGTGGACAATAGAAGACGTTGACGCTCAGGTCACAGAAACCAATACAAAATTTAAAGGCAAAGCCAGCACATGGGCGTTTGAACGTCTGAAAATAAAAATGCTGCGCATGTATATCGAAAACAAAAGCAAAGGAGAGGCCGCTGCAAAGAACGTCGAAAGCGAAGTAAACGAGTATTTTAAGGTAAATCCATAATGGTTGTCACAGTCATTACGCCAGAAATTCAAAGCCGCATTGGGATCGATGGAGACGATGCAAAAGTATTGGAGCAAAAAGGTTACGACGCCCGGTATATTTCGGAAAACCCAAACGCAAAAGTCGATCTAACTGACAATCCGGTTATCGGCGAGTTGCCTAATTTTAATAATCAACAAGTTGCAAACTGGATTGAGGCAGCGCGTATTCTTTACAATTCACCGCTTGGGCCTCGGCCGCAAGAGCGCCGCAGGACGGGTCAAACTCGCGGAAATGAGGCGCAACGCAAATTTTATGAAGAGGACGATTTTGGCGGTGATTTAACAATGCCTCCAAATTTAAGCGATCTCGAACTTGCCGAGTGGGCCAAGGAATTGATGGGGGCTTACAATTATCGGCCGGAAGAATGGATCGATTACCTTTCCAATGTTGATAACATGGACAGCCGTCAACAATTGGCCTTTTACGAACTACTATCAGGTTACGATCGGCTACCCAATTTTACATGGGAAGGCACTGGAAGGTTTTTAAAATACACGTTTACCTCGCCTTCGACATATGTCGGGTTAGGTACATTTGGGATTGGTTTAGCGGCACGCCAAGCGTTTAAAGAAGGCGGCAAAGCAGGCTTTAAGGCATATATAAAAAGCCGAATTGGAACCGCGTCCGCGCTTGCGATCGAAGGTGGTGCCTATACCGGTTTTGACGACTTGATGCGTCAAACGGCAGAAATAAACACGCGCATATCAAATCCAGAAATTGGCGAAAAACTTGGTTTAAAAACGGAAATAGATAAGGGCCAGCTTGCAACCGCAACTGCCACCGGTGCTGTTGTCGCTCCTGTTCTTGGTGAGGCTCTGCCGCTTGCCGGCAAAGGGGTTGTAAAGGGCGTACAGGCCGGCAAGGAATTAATTAGCGACCTAACAGATCCAAATGTTATACGGTCTGGTTTAGGGCCAACTGGCGGAAAAACGCCGCCGGGTAGACCCCCTGGTCTTGATAGCCCACAGAAGCTGGGCGCGTTGCGTCGAAACCTGACAAAGCTGGCAACGGAGGGCGAGGATGCGCGTTTCTGGTATGAGCAGTCCGGCAAGGCAATTCTTGATATGGTGGGCGGCGATGTAAACGAGGCCGATAAAATTGCACAAGCTATCGCCATTACATCGAGCGGTTCAACGCCAGTTGGATCCAACTTTGATTTTGCAATGCAGGCGTATGCGCAGTGGAAGGCCGGCAACAAGATATTTACTGGTAAGTTTCCAACCGATCAAAGCAGGCGTCTGGAACTAGCGTTTTCCGAAGACGGTTGGAGCGGACGCAAAACCAATACCTTTTATAATAACCTTATGCGTCAAATTGATCCTTCTAGGGAACAGGGCGCAACGGTTGATATTCATATGATGCGCGCGTTTGGCTTTACCAACAAGGACGGCACGCCATATAGCGGCACGCCGACAGACGCCCAATATACTTTTGTAGAAAATGAAACGAAACGCATCGCGGATCAGTTAGGCTGGGAACCACAACAGGCACAGGCGGCGATCTGGGTTGCTAACAAGGCGCGCAATGCCGGCAAGTCTGTTGATGATATGAAGTTTGACTATTCGGATGCGGCTGAAAAAAATCTTGGCCAGATTAGTTGGGAAAGCATACCCGGCCGGGAGGGTAGACATTTAGGCGAAATTTTTAACGCTCCGTATAATCAGCAGGCCGAATATCACGTTGCGGTTTCCAAGGCGTTTTTAGACGACGACGGTAATGACCTTGTCGCCAAAAGGCTTGGCCTGCCGTCGCCCGGTGACTTTGAAGCGCCGGGGCATTTTGAGGGCAAGGTTAGCCCCGGCACGCAAACCAAGGTTATTGCGCCGCGCCAATACAAAGGCGCAAAATTTGGCGAAATTGAGGCTAGCAGTGAGGATCTTATAAGCGCCTATGCCGCAGTGCGCGGCATTTTAATGAAGCAAGACGGCGTTGGTTGGCACCGGCCGTTTTATAAAACAACGCGAAAAAATAGCAACGGTATTGAGGTGGGAATTGGTCGACCTTTTAGCGAGGCAGAAACCAAGCAGCTGGCAGACCTTGTCGCCCAATATGCCGGCCACGGCGAGTTTTCACCAATAGCATTTGGTGAAGGAGTACGTTTCGTAAATTTTGATTACGTTGGGCTTGATAATTTGGAATTTCAAGGTATTCTTGAAAAAGCATTAAAAGATATGCAGTTTGAAGGAACCACAGAGTATCTTGCAAAACGCTTTCATGCGTATACAGGATACGCTGGCAACGATTGGAAGGTAAATAAAAATGGCGAAGGGTACATGGGTGGACGCTGGTCCGGACGACCCGATCTTCAAAGGCGGGTTCAAGATATCATCAAAGAAGTCGGCCCAAGGGTCGACGCCGTCGACGAAGACTTCAGCGCCCGATACGGCTGGACAAGAAACCAAGAACTCAACCAAAAATATCGCGGACGACCAGACGGAGTAGGTGATCCACCGCCAATGGTCGAGTAAGACGGCTAACACAAGCGCCCTAACGGGCGCTTTTTTTATGGAAAAAATATGGCAATAGATAAAGCAGGCGCCTCGCTGTTAGCATCCGGCGGTGTTATCGCACGTCAAGAAACTGGGCCAGACAAATCCGGCGAAGTGCAAGTCGCGGGAATGTTCACGCCGGCGGCAAAAAAAGCCGGTCAATTGCTTGGAAGATCCGTCGACCGAACGGGCGTTTTGGAATCAGGTCGGCGGCGTTCGGAGATTATTAAGGAAGGTTTGGAAGCTGAAAAAAAAGTAGAACCGGGAAATGATGGCGCCCTACCAACCAATCAACAAACAAACGATGCATCTAAGACAAACGATGGCGGTAGTCTCGAAAATAACCCTGTTGACTCGGTAAAAACTACCGAGGCAACTCCAAAAAAAGTTACGCCCCTTACCCAAACGGACGCGTACGACCCCTACATCAAAATAACTGATGAGGAGGGACGCACTATCATAACAGCACCAGAGCGCCGCAATGAATTAATTGGCGGTGGGCTGAGTGATTTTAATGCCAACAAGATGCCAGACGAATCTGGCGTGCTTGAGCGCACCGAGCAGATATCGCGGCTGTATGCTGGCCAAATTGATGAAAGCAAGCGCGGTGTCATAACGCTGCAAGCCACACGCGCAATGGCAGACCTCATCGGAGCCAGCCCGTCCAAAGCGCGCGAGATAATGGAAGCGCTTCTGGCGCGTAAGCGCGGCGAGGGGCTTAACGTCCGAGGTATGGGTATGGCAGAGTCCATGCTTGCAGCAAAAGACATTGTAGTCAGTGAAATGCGCAAGCTGGACGGATTAGCTAAAGCTGCTGAAACCGGTGACGAAAAAGCGCTGCTCCAGTTTGCCTATCAAAACGAACTGGTCGCTAATCTCATGCGCCAATACAAAGGCGCGCAGACGGAATACGCGCGGGTTACGAGTTCATTTAGAATTGAGGCAAGAGCAAAAACTGGCGACGCCGATGTAGACGCAAATCTTCTCGCCCTTGAGGGGCGCGACATGACCAAGCTCTTGGAGAACTACGGCGGCGCTGACGCTCTCCGTGAGGCAGCGCGAAAATATAACAAACTTGAGCATCCGCATCAGCGTGCAGCAATGGCGCGCGGTGTGAGCAAATGGAAACGCTGGGGAGATGCGGGGTATGAGGTTTGGCATCATTTCCTTTTGACCAATCCTATTACGCAAACCAAAAATATTGTTGGTGGCCTCATTACTGCAATGGTGATGCCTAACCTCGAAACGGCTGGCGGGGCGCTGGTCGGAACAGGCCGCCGCATGATGGGCGCGTCTGCCAATGATGTAACGACTTGGGGCGATCTGAACGCGCAAATTTTTGGGCAGATTATGAGCTTCAAAGAGGCGTTAATTGCCTCTGGTAAAACTTTTTACACAATGAAAGACCAGCTGCCTGGCAGCAAGTTTGATGAGGACAGGATGCTGGACAATCCTTTCAGTGCAGCCGGGCTGGATATCGATCCGAATAATCACAGCGTTGGAGCAATAAGCGCTGATGTGGCCGGCAATATTTTGACACTTGGCCGCGTATCTTATCGCACGCTGATGGCTGGCGATGCATTTTTTAAGACGATCGCCATGCGCGGTGAAATGTATAAACAGGCATTTCAGACCGGCCGAGGGCGCGGTTTGGATGGCGAAAAATTAGCCGATTACATTGCAGAGTTTGTTGCTGACCCACCAGCAGCAGCAATGGATAAAATGGAAGCTGTTGCAAAATACGGAACGCTTCAAAATGATCTCGATAAGTTTGGCAAAAACATTAAAGGCGTTGCCGGCAATGCGTTTTTCCGCTGGGCGATACCCTTTGTTAAAACGCCCTACAACGCCGCCAAATACACGTTTGTCGATCGCACACCGCTGGGTGTTTTATGGGGTGAGCAAGCTAGGATTCTTCGCGGCGGCGGAAAAGAAGCTGACGAAGCCAAAGCGCGGATAGCGTTTGGAACAAGCCTTGGATTGTCTGCCGCCCATCTTGCGTATACTGGAGAAATTTCCGGTGGAGGCCCGGTTAACAAAGCTCAACGCGAAGCGCTGCGGTTGCAGGGCTGGCAGCCCTATTCGATCAAGGTTGGAGGCAAATGGGTTTCGTATCAGGGGATCGAACCACTATCATCCATAATAGGCGCGTGGGCAGACGCCGCTGAAGTTCTGATGGCAACAAGTGAAGACGACGAGGTCGATACCACCGATATTATCGGCGCGGCGCTTGGGGCAACACTTTACAACATTACAAACAAAACTTTTCTTGAGGGCTTTGCGCGATTGACCAGCATGGCTTCCGATAGATCAAAGGGTCCAAGAGCGGTGGAGGACTACCTAAGTAGCATTGTGCCTCGCGGGGTCGATTATGCGACTCGTTTGAATGATCCGGTCATTCGAGATGCTAAGGGCATTATTGAACAATTTAAAAAGCAAATTCCCGGTCTTTCAGACACGTTAAATCCGCGTGTTGATCTGCTTGGAAATGACATTGTCCGCGGCATTCAGCACGGTCGTAATAAAACAAATTTAGCCTACGGCCCAGACTCACTGTCGCCATTTTATCTGAGCAAGGAAAATCAGGATCCGTTTATTGCCGAATTAGTTCGCATCGGCGGCATACCGACCAGCAACTATGACCGCGATATTAATGTGCGGGGGTTAGAGGATTCGATAACTCTGCCTGACAAAGACCGCTACTGGCTACAGAAGCGAACCGGTCAACTTGGACGGGCCGCAATGGAGGCAGTTTTTAACGATCCGCAATGGAAAGAAACCACTCGGTTATCCAAGGCCGGTAACAAGGAAGCTACGGATTTGATTAGACAGAAATATGCCGCGGCTTACCGAAAAGCAAAGGAAGCCGCAAAAATTGAACTGATTGAAAAATCAGGAGGGTTACAGGCGTTTATCCGCAAAAGAGCAGAAGAACAGCAAAAAAGAAATGAGGCGCTAGAGCAAGGAATGACACAATGACGATTTCAAGTACGACGACCAAAAACACATATTCTGGGAATGGCAGCACTACCGTTTTTGCCTACGGCTTCAAAATATTCGCTAGCTCGGATATCAAGGTTTACATCCGCTCAAGCGCCGGCGTTGAGACCTTAAAGTCTGAAGGATCGGGCAGCGCCAATTATGGAATATCGGGTGTTGGCGAAACGTCAGGCGGCACTGTGACATTTGTAACTGCCCCCGCCTCTGGCGAAACTGTCGTGTTAATCAGAGACACCAGCCAGGTGCAATCAACTGACTACGTTGAAAACGATCCATTCAGCGCGGCCGACCATGAGAACGCCCTCGACCGCCTGACAATGATCTCTCAGGAAATGCAGGAGGAGATGGATCGGTCATTTAAGATCAGTAAAACTTCAACCATCACAACTCCAGAATTTACAGACGATGCGGCAACCCGCGCATCGAAATTGCTTGGCTTTAGTTCAGACGGTAACACGCTTGAAGCGACCACTGGCCGCGTCTCATCGGTCAGCGTTTCTAACGTCGCGACAAGCAGCGGCGCACCCGGAAGCGCTACCGCCAGCTTTACCACATCGAGCGGCGCACTGGCGCTAGGCATACCGATTGGTCAAACAGGCCATGCCGGCATCTCGATGCAGTACAGCACAACCACAACGGACAGCGACCCCGGTGCCGGATTTATCCGTGGAAATAATACCAGCCTAAACTCATGCACTATACTATATGTCGATGACTCTGACGGCACGACCGACATCAGCGCGTGGGTGCAAAGCTGGGACAATTCCAGCAGCGGGTCGAAGGGCTTTATAACGATTGCTGGCAATCCCAATAGCGCCAGCCCACTGGTAATCTTTAAAGTCAATGGCGCGGTTACAGACGCCAGCGGCTATACCAAGGTGCCGGTTGCGTATGTTGCCGGGTCTACCAGCATTACCAACAGCGCCGAAATATCGGTGCAGTTCTCACCGTCTGGCGATGGCGATGTGGCTGGATTGGATTATGTTTTTTCCACGACCACCACTGATTCCGATCCGGGGAGCGGGGTACTGCGGGTTAATCATGGAACCATCTCCAGTGCCAGCGCCATATATATCGACGACCAAGACGCCAACAGCGCGGATGTGTCTGCGTATCTTTTAACGTGGGATGACAGCACAAACAGCGCTGATCGAGGCCAGATTTATATTACGAAGAAATCGGCGCCTGCAAACTTTGCAATCTTCAAGGTATCCGGTGCCAGCACCGATGCTTCGGGTTACGTTAAGCTGGCGGTAACGCACGTCAGTTCTAACGGCAGCTTTAGCAACACTGATCCGATTGCTGTCGAGTTTAACCGCACCGGTAACGCGGGTGCAGACGGCACGATGTCGGGGCCAGGTAGTTCAACCGATAACGCTGTTGCACGTTTTAACGGAACGGATGGCGAGACAGTTCAAAACTCTGGTGTGACGCTCGACGACAGCAATCACCTAAGTTTCCCAGATGACGCTAAAGTTCAGTTTGGCGCCGGAAATGATCTGCAACTTTATCACAACGGAAGCGATAGCTACATCGTTGACGCCGGCACCGGTGGGCTGAATATTCAAGCCTCGTCGGTAAACATTCGCAATGCTGCCGGCTCAGAGACAGGTCTGGCTTTCATCGAAGACGGTGCAGTAACAGTCTATCATAACAATGTTGCCAAAATTGCTACGTCAGCAAACGGCGCCTCGATTACCGGCACGTTGCTGTGTACGACTGACACAGACACCTCAAACACCGGCAGCGTGACGCTGGACTTTGCGGCAAATCAAAATTTTGTGCTGACGCTGACGGGCAACGTCACCTTGGCCAATCCCAGCACGGAACAGGTAGGGCAGGCCGGTGTTATTGTCTGCATCCAAGACGGCACGGGTTCTCGCACACTAAGCCTTGGCACCGACTACGAAACCGCTGGCGGGGCTGGCATTACATTATCCACGGCAGCATCCAGTGTTGATGTCATTCCATACTTTGTAAAGGCGTCGGGCAGTATCCAGCTAGGCGCCGTGCAGAAAGCGTTCGCCTAATGCCTGTAGCCTCACAATGGTTTGCGGCCCCCGATACGACTTATCAAATAAGTCAGTCTGCGCGATTCAACGATGATGACTCAGCTTATCTGCATCGAACACCTAGCAGCGCGGGAAATAGAAGGACGTGGACGTGGAGCGGTTGGGTAAAGCGTGGAAATCTTGGATCCAAGTATTTTTTTGGCGCAGTAAATACCGGCACTGACAGCATCGGATTTACCAGCACCGGCATTATTTCGGTCGGGTTCAACAACGCCAATGATGGCAAGCTACAAACAAACAGAGTATTTCGTGATGTTGCTGCTTGGTATCACATTGTTGTCGGCGTCGACACAACTGAGAGTACCGCAGGAAACAGGATACGTCTTTACGTCAACGGCGTTGAGGAAACATCTTTTTCGGCCGATGTGGCTCCCTCATTAAATTACGACACGGGCGTTAACAACACTGTTAGCAACACGGTAGGCTCCCTTTCAGCCCCATCCGGTTATTTTGATGGATACCTCGCTGAAGTACATTTGGTAGATGGGTCTCAATTGACCGCGGCCAGTTTTGGAGAAACTGACAGCACCACAGGTCAGTGGGTGCCGAAGGCTTACTCAGGCAGCTACGGAACAAACGGCTTTTACCTAAAGTTTCAAGACAGCTCCGCCCTTGGTGACGACACCTCTGGGAACGGAAATGATTTTACAAGCAGTGGCTTGGCGGCGGCAGATCAGGTTAATGATACTCCAACTAAAAACTGGTGCGTCTGGAACAATATCGACACTTCATTCAACGACAATGTCACCAGCGATGGAAATTTAAAAATCACGACAGCTAGTCCGGGCTATACCCGCTTTCAACTTGGCACCTTTGGTGTGACTAGCGGGAAGTGGGAATGGAAGTGGACGCCTACAGACAGCCTTAGTGACGGTGGTATTGGCGTGGATGATGGCACCAGCCAAGCGGCGACCGGGGCAAGCAGCGGGGGAATCTCAGACCAGTCAGCTAACGGCGTAATCTATCGGAGCGGCGGGACAAAACTTGTTGGTGGAACTGCAAGTTCTTATGGTGCTACGTTTGCTGCTGACGATGTTATCCGTGTCCAGTTAGACTTAGATTCTGGCACAAAAACGATAGAATTTTTTAAGAACGACGCTAGCCAAGGTACGATCAATCTTAACAACAATGTGACTTATTTTCCGGCACAGTTTTCTGCTGATGCGAGCCTTGTAACGGTCGCTGATTTTGGTCAGACCGGATTTACTCCAGCTTCCGGGTTTGAGGCACTTAACGCAAATAATTTGTCAGACCCAACAATCGCCGACCCGTCCGCATATTTTCAAGCAACAACGTACGCAGGCAATGGCTCAACACAGTCGATTACCAACGGTGGAAATTCTGACCTCCAACCCGATCTGGTTTGGATCAAAAACCGCTCCGCAACAGACAGCCATGTTCTTACGGACGCAGTCAGGGGTGCGACAAAAATTATCTCCTCAGACAGTCGAGACGCAGAAACAACAGACGCCGATACGGTAACGGCGTTTGCAAGCGACGGGTTCTCTCTGGGAGATGATGACAAGGTAAACACCTCGTCTGAAAATTATGTCGCTTGGCAGTGGAAAGAAGGCAGCACGCCGGGTTTTGATATTGTGACTTACGAAGGCACAGGTTCCGGTCAAAACATTTCCCATAGTCTAGGCGTCAAACCGTCTGTTGTTATGATCAAGTGCAGAAGTGACGGCAGCACGCATTGGATTGTCAATGATTGGGGGGGAGATTACGCCAACAAACTGAAGCTCAATGAAACTGAAGCAGCCAGCGGCTCGTCGGGTTTTGTAACTGGGGCAACGTCATCGAACTTTACGCTTGGCACAGATAGTGATGTCAACGGCAGCAGTAGAACGTATGTCGCCTATTGCTTTGCAGAAATCCCCGGATATAGCTCCTTCGGCACATACACGGGAAATGGAAATGCAGACGGCGTTTTTGTCTGGACCGGATTTTCACCGTCTTTCATCATGTACAAAGTCACCAGCACTACGGATAGCTGGGAAATCTATGACACTACGCGCCAAACATTCAATCCTTACGGTACTCAGCTAAAAGCAAACCTGAACAATGCCGAAACCGATGACACTCGAATAGACATTCTGTCAAACGGGTTCAAAGCACGATCAACGAATACGGCGGTCAATGCGTCTAGTGCTACATACATCTATATGGCTTGGGCCGAAAGCCCGTTTAAAACAGCAACGGCACGATAGGAGAAACTTATGTGGAAATACGGCGACATCACCATTCGCGAACATAGCAGTTGGACTGACAATAACGGCATTCAGCACCCGCGGAACTGGCACATCTGGTCAGCGGATGAAAAGGCAGCAGCGGGGCTAACAGAAGTTACGCCCGAGACGCCACCGGACAGCCGTTTGTATAACTGGTCTATGGATCGAGATGGCAAAATAAATAGCACAGCAAAGTCGCTAACTGATGTTACCGACGATGATGGACGAGTAAATCGAGGAGTTAAGTGGAACCTAAAACAAGAAGTTAAAACACAGCAAGGGTCTTTGCTGTCGCAGACTGATTGGGCGATCGTCCGCAAAGCTGACAAAGGCACTGCAATTCCGTCAAACATTCAAACGTGGCGCGATGCGATCCGCGCTAAGGCGACTGAAATGGAAGCAGCGATTGACAGCGCGGAAGACACGGATGCGATTGCTGCACTTTTTTTAAGCTGGGATGCAGACGGAAATAAGACCGGCATTTTATATGATTGGCCTGAGTTAGATTAATGCGTTTTTTTAAAATGCTTTTGACAGCCGCTTTTATAGCGGCATTTTTTTTGCCTAGCGCTAAAGCACAAATTCAAATGCCGTGTTTCGACGAAAGCCCAACCACATTTCTTGAGGGTCGTGGGGAAAAATTAATCGCCCAAGGTATTACTGGGAGTGGGTTTTTAATGTTGATTTACGCAAATCCCGATAACGGTGATTATTCTATTATTTTGATACCGCCTAATGAGCCAATTTTTTGTTTTGGCGGTGCCGGTCACGGTTTTCATTTAATTGAAAAGAAAACTGGCCCCGGCGTTTAACAACCAATGGACGTTGCAACACTAAAAACTCTAATCCCGTTAGCGCTTACCGCTATTGGTGGATTGATTGCGATTGTTCGTTTGCAAGCGCGTGCGGCAGAAAACTCAAAGCAGCTGGACATGCTGTTAAAAGATGTAGCGCGCTTGGAATCCGACCAAGTACACACGACTACCCTGTTAGCCAAAATGGAGCAGGCCGAGCGTAACGTGACCCAGCTGTGGGCAGCCAACGACCAAATGCTTGCAAAGCTGGAACGTCACCGCGATCGGCTGGACGAGCGATACATTTCACTGAGAGACAAAATTAACGGAGGGGCAAAACATTGATTGGAGCTTTGATACCTGTCCTCGCGCCCATACTCGGCGACGTAGTCAAAAGGGTGCTGCCAGAAGATAAAGACAAGGCAGCTGAGATAGAACGCGAGTTATCGATGCAGCTGATGATGAACTCAGCGACGGTTGAGAAAGCCGCTGCCGATATCATTCTCGCGGAGGCTGAGAGTGAAAGTTGGATTACGTCTAGCTGGCGGCCAATCTTGATGCTTGTCATAACTGCGATCGTCGCTTGGAATTTTTTATTGGCGCCCCTCATCGAATTAGCTGTTGAGCTTTCAACAAACAATCGTATTCCCCTCACAATCGATTTGCCGAGCGAATTGTGGACGTTACTCACGGTCGGCGTCGGGGGCTACGTGATGGGACGTTCTGGTGAGCGCATCGCTCAAAATTTACGCAAACCTAAATGAAAATTTACCCGGTAGACGAAATTGCTGATCGATTGAAATTAGAGGAGGGCTGGTGTCCAACAGTCTACAAATGCAGTCAGCAAAAATGGACGTTGGGGTGGGGGCGCAACGTGGATCCAACCGGCCCCGGCATTACCGAAGCTGAGGGCGAGATCCTGCTAAGAAACGACATTGATCGAACGATCAAGGAATTGCGTGCGGTATTTCCGTGGTTTGATGAATTAGATATGACGCGAACAGCGGTCTTGGTTGAGGTTACTTTTCAAATGGGTCTTACGACGCTCAGAAAATTTAAACTGATGCTGGCGGCCCTAGAGCGCGGAGACAACGCCGAAGCTGCAAACCAATTACTATCATCACAATATGCTCGACAGGTGCCTGCGCGTGCGCAGCGCTATGCAGAAAGAATGCGTGGTTGACCACCGGCACACCCTTGGCGATTTGTGTGAAGCGATCGCGGTTAAAGAATTTACCAGGCTAGGCTTTACAGTTTTCACGACTACTCAAGCACACTCTCCCGTTGATATTATAGCCGTCGATAGAAACGGTGAGCTTTATCTGTTCGATTGTAAAGCAGACCGCTCACGTATTTCATCTGGTCGAAAAACCCCATCGCGGATTCACCGAAAACGTACTGATGAGCAGAAGAAGTTGGGCGTCCGTATGTGCTACGTTGATGAAGCTGCGGAACAAATTCATATTGTACCAGCGCTAAAAACAGACTAGCGTAAACGGTAGGTCGTCAGGCTTTGGGCCTGATGGTCTGTACGAAACGTAATGGTCACAAGCTGATATATGAAGAGTAAGTCGTTAGGAACATTGGGCAATATCGCCAATTTATCGCCAGAAAATAACGGGTAAGGGGAGGTTACAGAAGGTAAGGCAAGGTAAGCATGGGACACCGTGAGCTGCCGGTAACATATTGAAATATCTGCAAGTTATTGATTTTATTGATGTACATAACGACAAATAATTAGTCGTTTTGTACACTCATAACCTGAAGGTCGCAGGTTCAAATCCTGCCCCCGCAACCAATAAAATCAATGACTTAGCAGCAGTGCTAGGTCATTTTTTTTTGGAAAAATCGGTTTATCGCCAAATTATCGCCAAAGATGTTCCAAATTCGTTCTATCGCCAAAATAACCTAACGGCTTTTTTTTCTTGAAAGCGTAAGAAAAATTTACTATATGTATATCTAGGGGATTTGATTAATCAGCTTGTGGCCCCTGGCATAACGCCTAAACCACTAAAGAGAGGAAAGAGAAAATGGAAAATTTATACGTAGGAACAGAAATTTATTACACGGGCGACCAAGCTAACCGATCTGGTTTTGGTAAAGTTGTTGGTGTCGGTTGCGATAGTTTTAGCAGCCGCTGGTATGACATCGAATTAGACGACGGCCGCAAGATTAGTTCGTTAAACCATGTTTGCTTTAGCCCAAAATATGCCGGCAATTGTTCAACCCGTTTTGTGACTAGAGCGGCGTATGACGAATGGCGCGCTGAAGCGTTAGCGCAATTGGAGGGCTGAACGATGACAACATTATACGAGAACGATGCCGGCAGAGTTATCGAGGGTAAGGCAAACGGCAAGGGAAGTTTAATAGCCGACGCGCGCAACGCCGGTGGCGGTCGGAAATATTTTCCCGCCACCAAAAAGGGTGAGGCTGAGGCCAAAGCGTTTTTGCAATCGGTGCTGAGTGAGAAGACCAAGCGCGGTGCCTACACGAACCCAAACACTACGCCGACGTTTGGCGATGCACTCAATAAGATAGACGACAATTTTATGAGCGCTTACGAACGTCACGCGCGGATCCAGAAGCTGTCAGACGACACTGTTAAAAACGTCGAGCGCGATCTAGAGCAGCTGTGTAATTTTGAGTATGGAGATAAGAAGCTGCGCGACGTTCGCGTCGGCGACTTGCGACCGCGTCGGATTCAAAAGGCTATTCGTGACGAATTGCTGGATCGGCATCCTTGGAAGACGGCCGTTAATAAGTGGGTACATTTCAAATTAATGATCGATTGGCTGGTCGCTGAAGAAATTTTGGCGGTCCAACCGATCGCCTGCAAGTTTCCAAAAGAGCCAGAAAGCGATCAAAAGCCAATTGATCGCATGACCAAAGAAAAGTTTGAGGCAATTCTGGCGGCGGCGCGCAATGAGGACGACTGTCTGATCATGCGTTTTGCCGGGTTGACCGGCTTGCGCTTTTCAGAACTGGCCGCGCTTACTTGGCCGGATCTCGATCTTGAAAAAGGCTACGTGATCGTTAACAAAAAATTGATTAGAGGTAAGGTCGGCGTTCCAAAGTCAAAGTACGGATATCGGAAGATCAAGATTATCGAGTCACTGCGGCGACAGTTGATTGAGTACAAGTTGCGCAAGGCCAACACCGAATACGTTTTTACCGACGACGAAGGTCTGCCGTTTAAAAACTCGGAGCATTTGCGCAAGGTTGTTTTGCATCATGCGATCAAAAGAGCAAACGAAATTGCATGGCGTGACCAGCTGGCAGCTGGTGAGGTGGTTCCGTTCACTATCATCAAATCGCTTGAACAGTTAGACGCTAATCTTAATGCGCGGGGCAAGCCGTTAACGGAGCGTGGTCGTGATTTTATTGCTGACCGTATCTATAACTCGGCGACTCCGTTGATTGAAAAAATTCGGTGGCACGATCTGCGCCACTACTTCGCGTCGACAATGATTTTTGACACCAACTTGGAAGGTGCGATTATTCAGCGCCTGATGGGTCACCACGACTATGCGTACACGATTAAACAGTATGGACACTGGCTCAACTCGCCGGAACGTGACGACATGATTGCAGAACAAATGGAAAGGGCGTTATCGTAATGGTAGACAAGACAGAATGGTATCGCCATATAAAATTAAAAGATTGGGAAGACGGAAACGCCGCCCGATATATTCACAATGGTGGTCAAAACCCGATTAATCTGAGGATGACTACAAAATATACTGAGGCCGAAGGTTATCGTAAAATATTTAAGGCACATAATGAAAATCGTCTAATTTCGGTCACTGGTGAGGTCGATTTTGACAGTGACCTAAATTATTTTTTCGAGCGAAACCAGGGCGTCATTTTACAGCATTTGATAATGAATGATTTCTATTACAACGAGCCAACGACTCAAAAATGTGCGTATGAAAAAATGGGCGGTGATCATCGCCGCGCGCGCACTATGTTAGAGGGAGCAATAAATTGTCATTTAATTGTTAAACAGCCGCTACCCACCGATCATCGGAAATATATTTTGTTTCCGACAATTAGATTAGTTGCAGCTTACGAGCGGCGGGTATCCCAAACAATTTGGGAAATTGAAATGCGGCAAAAGCGTGACCCGGAACGACACCATGCTATATCAGAAATTTTAAAATATGATTTTCTCAGAAAAAAATATTTGCCAGTTGATATCGCTAATCAAATACAAATTACATTAGCTGATTTTGCAGGAATAAAAGTAAGGAGAGGTCCGCAGTTAGATTGACTGAAAATCACCATACAAAAATGTCATACATTAATGTCCACTAATATTATCTTACATTAATGTCATACAATTACGTCTCTTAACCCCTTTCTCTAAATGTGCAAAAGTTTTTAGAGGAAGGGGATTTTTCATGACCAGCGTCACGGTCCAAAAAGTTTCCGGCACAGAATTTGATGTAAGTATTGTTAAAGATTCAGCAACCGACGAGAGTATTGTGTTTGTTTTTAATGATGAATCTGAAGCACAAAATTTTGCTGTTGGGATAGAAAAATTGTTTAGCGAGTTTAGCGTTTGAACGAATTAAACATTCTGCGCAAAACGTAGGATCGCAAAAAACTAAGCACAAAATAGCAGGCGGTAATGCCGGCAGCTTGTGTCGCACTCGGAGTCAATCCAAATAGCGGCAACCCCCAATAGCTAAATACCCAACTAATCAAAAGGCCAAGACCGGCATTGGTCTTGGCCTCTATGAGACTCATATAGCGCGGCTGCTTCAACGTCGTCGACTAGTGGTTGCTGTAGTAGCCTCAACATGCACACCGATGAGTTTTGCCGCCAAACCGGGATCTCGTTTGAAAAATCGCCTAATTATCCATCTAACTATCATCTTCTATACCCCT